ATAACGCAAAATGTACCCTCCTTACTGGGTGTCCAGTAAAGAGGGTACATTTCAACATCACCATGCCTTAAAAGGCTATAAAAATTGCTCCCTTGCCTTTCATATCCACCGCCAAACAATCCGTTTTCAATTCGAATATGTAAGCCCTTTTGTTTCGTTTCCTTGCCTTGGCAAGGCGAATTGACTCCATGAAGTGAATTCAGAGAGAAAAGACCAGACATAGAAAAGCCCGCATCCACAAAGGATGCAGGCTTCTTTTTTCGTTATTTGGCGTTGTCGTGATATATAGCAATTTTCCACCACAAATCCCAAACACTAGGTTGTATCACAGTGGCCATAATTGCCTTCTCGATATTTTTCACATCAAAAGTTCCTTTTCACATCATTTTTTTGCCGTATTTTTGCCGTCCAAAGGTCCAAACACCCGTTCCATCCCTGTCCTAGTAACCAACCAAGTCTTGCCTGATTTTCTAGCTTCCGTAGGCTTCATGCGCGGTGGAATATTACCGTATCCTTTACACGCTTGTTGCACGGTTATAGGTGCTTTTCCCCATAATGCGGCAGCTTCTGATGCAGACATTACTTCCAGCAACGCTTTTTCGCTAAAATCATCATGATCCATATACCTGTCATCCCTCCCGATACAAATAATTTAATGTGTTCCCAGTTCCATTCTGTGGTATAATTCGCTAAAAGTACACCAATAATAAAGATTATATGAAAAAAATATTTTGTCATGTTTTTTCGCTCCTTTTACTGTTATAATTAGAGCAGGTCAGGGGCTTGCGCCCCTTTCCCGCTTCGGCCTTGCTTGCGCATCTACTTCCTACGGTGTCTGCGTTTGCGGGGCCACTTTCTTTTGGATTGCTTTTTCCCTGACCGCTGCTGCAATATCAGGCTCACTCCCTGCAGGGCTAACCCTGCAACTCCGATCAAGATTTCCAAGTAATCCTTTGTTTCTTTATCTATCGGTTTCACCTCCTTCCTTACGATTATATTATAACGCATATGCGTTGGTTTGTCAATGTATATGCGTTGTTTATTTACAAAAAAAAATTCCCCCGCAGAACTAGATATTTTCTAGCTCTACGGGGTTTTCTTTATATCCTTAAAAATGCACTTTGACACCGCCCATTACAGTACTCTTGCTCCCAGCAACCCAGCCACCGACATTCCCCTTTATGGGGAACCCGACCATGCCAGCGGGCTGTCCGTGCTTGTCTACGCCTACGCCAAGCTCCCAGCGGCGGGTATTGTCGATGACGGGGACTTTAATATCAATGCTTGCCTTGGAGGATTGTTCCAGGGCGATTTTATTTTTATCAAGAACGTACTTCTCGTTGTCTGATTTTTGGAAAGTTTGTTCTTTTCCATTGACTTTGACGGTCAAAGTCTGTTTTGGAATCGTTACGTCCACGTCAGCATCGGTCGGAGACTCCTTTTCCACGTAGCGAACAATCGTTTTTGTTTCTATTTTGGATTCCACCGCCACATCTTTCGTCTGAGTGGCTTTTTGAGTCTGACACTTGTGATGAATCGCACGCCAGCTAAACCCCGTCAAAAAGCCAATGACGAAGCATACGAGCGTATAGGCAAAAAAGCGCAATTTTAGGCGTGTTTGGAGGCTAATCATGGTACTGACCGTCCTTGTCATAGTGCTGTTGATACCAGATGGCCTTGCCACGGATCGTCCCAAGCTGGTCATATAGGGATTTACCAGGGCAGGCCGTCGCCATTAGGTCACGATGGCCGACAACGGTTTCAGCGCTTACATCCAAGCCATATTCTTCAGCAAGCCAGCCCACGAGGATGGCGCAAGATTCAATTTGTTCGGGCGTAGGTTCAGCAATTTCAAAATTCCCGCAGACATGGATTCCAATGGAATGGGAATTGTATCCGTAGGCGTGAGCTCCTACCGTGTCCATCGGTCTGCCCAGCTCAATAGCTCCGTCCCTGCGAATGACAAAGTGGTAGCCAATGCCCGCCCAGCCTTGCGCAAGATGGGATTCATGGATTTCCTCGGCGCTTAAATCATCATCGGTAGGATTTCCCGTGTGATGGATGACGAGCAAATCCGTAGCGCTCCGTTCCTGCAACGGTCGAAACCATAATCCATAGTCAATGAATGTGGGTTTGAGCATTCATTCATCCTTCCTTTCATAGTCATCTGGCACGCCGTCGCCGTCCTTGTCAACGAGCTTTGCACCGTAGGCAACGACACCTGCCACGACGGCGGGGGCCATGATGTGGTCAATAATTTTTAGTAACTGGTCCTGCATCGCAATCAACCATGGGTCACGGCTCCCTGTAATCCATGTATATAACCATGCATACAGGACCAATGTGATGGGCAAGGCCGACAGCCCTGCCACAATCACGATATATGTCTTGCTTCTGACGGTCACCTTCAAACGGCAGACCGTATTTTTTAGCCGTTCAAACATTTTCGCTGCTGCTCCTCTAATACATCCAGACGGTGGCTATTAGACTTACTTCTGCTATCTACAGCTTGGAGCCTAAGCCCAATAGCCTCCCGCCTTTCCCTTTCTTCTTTTAATGTGGTGTCCAAGCGGTTCAGGGCCTGCACGGTCCTATCCAAGAGGACCTTGAGCGGCTCAATCATACTGTGAATGACCCACAGTAGAATCCCGCCCGTGAAGGTCAGGAGGGCAATGGCTTCACTTAACGAGATATTCATGATACTTTCTCCTTATTCTTTTTATGGAGGTTGATAACGATGAAATTGCCGAATGGATTTGGAACAGTGTACAAGCTAAGTGGGAACCGTAGGCGTCCCTTTGTCGTTAGGAAAACAATGAATGGAAAGCAAAAACCCCTTGGATACTTCGCAACGCATGATGAAGCCCCCTCCTTTCTCTTGAAATTCAATCACAAACCAACAGGTTCAACGGCAACGTTTGCCGACTGCTATGTACAGTGGTCAGCCCGCAAATTCCCTACCCTCTCACAGTCCAGTGTCGCCGCCTATAAGATCAGCTTTAGACACCTCAAGAGACTTCATGATAAACCTATGAGCAAGCTCAGATACATAGACATCAAGCACAGCAAGACAGCGGCGGGCGTGCGCAAGGTCCCCGTTGCAAGAAAGGTCCTTCCGTTCGTCGAATCTTTAAAGGCCCGTGGTGGCATCGGCATGGACTACGAGCAGTTTCGTCGGCGGTTTGATGCCGTGATGAAGATTCACGGAATGCACCATACGCCTCACGAATGCCGTCATACAGCCGCATCCATGCTCGATTCGGCAGGTATCAATGATACAGCAATAAAAATGATTCTCGGCCATGCCCGGAGAGGAGTCACAAAGGCCGTATACACACATAAATCCTTGTCCGAGCTCAGAAAAGCAGTGGATATTTTGTGAGTAACCAGGGCTTTTCTTTTTTCGGCAATCGTCCGCACAGCATTATCATAAGCCGCTAGAGAAGGTATCTTACTTGTGCTTAACGTGGTACCGTTGCGGCCTTGTCTATGCCCTTAAATTGCCATGGATTTGCCATTGTTTTTCTCTGATAGGTATCCACCGATGAGTTGCCACACTGTGAAGGGTACTTTGGGTGCGATGTTCCCAGCAACCACGCCCGTTTTTGTTCGGGGATTTTTAGTGGAATGACTGTGGCACAACAAGGGAAGATAGGCAAAGCCTTCGACGATAGTATCATCTATGGCTATAGAATAGCCTTCGGTAACGACAAGCCTCACAACACGCTGCCCCCGTCCATCGCTTCGTATGGCTGGCGTAGGACCGCTTAAGCCGTGCGTTTCCAGCAGTAGGCACAGACTGATGGCGGGATGTTGTTGTGGGGGACATCTTTACCGAAATCCATGACAAACCCGTCACCTTGCCCGCTTTGTTTATTTGACCCGAAGGCGACAGTTTCAACGGATGCAGGAGCCGAAAATACGCCGTGGGTGGTCAGCTTTTGAGCTGGATCTTGTCTAGCAAAATCGAGGACATCTCCGTGGATATGGGGTAGCTCATCGGTGGTGAGTTGGTGCATCCGTTCCCCATACTTCTGGCCGGCAACGTACTCAAAACTGCCAAACTGGTCCGCGCCTTGGCCTTGGGCGATGAGGGTATAGCCTGCGGGCAAGGGTTCCCATGTGCCAAATCCTAGTATCTCAGAAGGGTTGCGGGAATCAGTAAGCGATGTATAGATGCTGCCGACAGGAAAGATGCGTTCGAGGGTGAAAAGGGAAGCCTTCTGGATTTCTTCTGCGATGATTTGCCGCACCCACGCCGTCGACGGCACTTTCTGAGAATTGTCGTCTTTTTCCGGGGACGAGACGTACATAGCTCCCCAATTTAGCCCTTCAATACCAAGGGATCCTTCCCCATCGGCATTCGGTACTAACGCTCTCGTGGTCATTTTTTCTCACTCTCCTTTTCTTTGGCGTCTGGATCGTATGCAATGCAATCAGGATTCACACATTTTTCTTGCTCATCCAATTTGTGGGCACAGTACGGGCACCGCTTCGGAACTTTAAATTTCATGGTTCAACGCCTCCATTTCTTCTTTGTAAGCCTCCTGCAAGGCTAAAAAATCCTGTTTGACACTCTCTTGCGCCGCTGAATCTCCTCGTAGGCAAGCGATTGTAAAAGCTTTGGACAGTTCCCTAGCATTCTCGTTGTAATCGGCTGTAAGGGCTGTTTTGGAGTCGACTGTGGTAACGGTTACTTTCGGCTCCCGCTTTTCCTTTGCTTCGACAAGGGAATCAAGGGTTGCGATAATGTCCTCAAATTCAAAGTTTGGATACGGAAGGAACCTGTCTTCCACCACACAGCATTTTTGGGCTTCGTCGTATATGACTTTTCGGGGGATGTCATGCCGTCCCCCGTCAGCCACGAAATTGTCATAGGAATCAATATAGGTTTTGTCACCGTCAATAACTGTGACTTCATTGTTCAAAATTTGAAAAACGTGCATTTTATCTCCTTTCACTGAGAGTGAACTGGCACCTCACACCCACAGAGCTTCTGCGGCTTGCAGTACTAACGGCGCTCATTACCACGGTGCGAGAGGTGACGTAAAACAAAACAATCCATTGGGCGAATATTCGTCACAAGGTAGGTATGCTGGGTCATCCGGAACAGATCACGATAACTACCTCGGAAAAACCACAACAGATGGCAATCATTCCCACGCTGTCACCGTTTCTTTGGCCACGTCTGGGACTGGTGAAGGACATGAAAACCGCCAACCGTATCAGGGCGTGGCATATTGGGAAAGAACGGCTTAACGGGCTGAGAGTGAATTGGCACCTCACAGCCACCCCGCCACGGCGGCAGTTGCAGGGAATCACAATCACAATATTCAATTAAGTAATTCATTAGGCGACGACTGGGGGCAATACAATAAATGCGCTCATAAAGGCCGTGACGGGTCCAGAATATGGAAGACTGAACCCATCTCGTATGCTGGCAATCATTCCCATAACATCACCATTTCCACGACTGGTGGTGGGGCCGCCCATGAAAACAGAATGCCGTACAGCTGTGTCGCTTATTGGGTACGTACCCAGTAGCAAACGGCTTCAAACGGGGGCCTGTTTTCGTGCTTTTCGTCCCCTCCTATAGGAGCAATAGCAACTGATGGATAAAGCGTTTCAAGGACGTTTCGGACTTCCATTCCGTGGTCCTTGTTGCCACCGCCAGTTTCTTCGCCACTAATAACCGTTCCTGACCATCCATCCCTTGGTACGTCTTTATATTCGTTTGTGGATGAATAATTCGTAACACGACCGTGAATCTGTGCAAGCCTAGACACGGCCAACGTAGCGGCAGCAATTTTAGGCGAAATTTTCGCCAATTCCCTCTCAGTGAGTTTGTGTTCAGCTTCGCCGCCCGTATCCCCCACGGAATAGCTAAACTTTTTCCCATTCTCCCAGTAATCGCCAGCTCCGATAGGAACACGACCCTGCAACGTGCGCTTCCAAGTCGTGCCTGCCCACAGCTGGTTTGGGTTCGTACCGTCTGCAAACGGAAGGATGATGCCCTTTGGATATAGGATATTGACGAGTTCTAAGGGGGTCATTTTTGCCTTTTTCCACTTCCCTTCGGCTGACAGGAATTTTTCCCCGTCCCCTTTTTCCGGTTTCGGAACAAATCCTCGGACGCCATCGGACGTGCTTGTGCAGCCGATCACATCGGAGTGGGCGTTTTTGTCGCTCAGATGGACGTTGAAATCGAAGCGGCTAACGTTATCTTCTTCGTTGATGTAGACAGCAATGCTGGTGGCATTGCTGACCGTAAAATAGGCGCCCATCTGCAAATCGTCCATGAGCATATCTTTGGACGGCAGCCAGTCTTCTTTCCCCTCATCCGCATAAAAATAGCCGAAGAGCAAGTTCTCTCCGGCGTAGCCGTTCCAGCCGGAATCCTGGTAGTAATTTGATTCGACGTGGGCAATCACGCCCACTTCGGACAGCTTAAATCCCGTTGTAACGCTGCTGTTGCTGTATTTGCCCAGGATCCTGTATCTAGCTTCGCTGACATCGGCATTGGTAACCACCCTAATATCGGAGATGGTCGCTTCGATGCGCTTGTTGACCACAGCGGTCAGGGACGCCACCTTGCTGGCATCCGTAGGTCTGCTATCCCCGATGTCCATGCGGTCAAACACAATTGGCTTCTGCATGGCGCTGGCCAGGGCTATCAGCTTCATCCCGTCATTGGTGACGGTGATATTGTGAAATTCTGCCATTGTCTCACTCCTTTTCTAACTAATCGTTTTGATGTTCCCATCTCCGTTGACGTAGAAAATCCCGTCTGTGGCTCCGATGGGAGCGGACGAACAGGGACTGATGGTCGTAGGTGTGGAATCCAGCACTGCGTTGGTCTTGACTCCATCCGGGGTTGTCTGGATTTGCCCATCGCCGTTTACGTAGTCGATGGATTTATCCAGCCGGAGCACGCTCTGGCCGGTCAGCTTGTCACCTTTCAGCCTGCCCATCTCCATGATGGTCCGGGCGGGACGGAGCACAGCCCCGATGTACTGGCTGCCGTTGACGTAGGTTTTATATATATATCGCCAGCCGATATGCGCTGGCATGAAAGTCCGGATGGCCTTATCCATTTCCTCGAAAGAGAGAACCCCACCATTAGGCAGATAGATGTCAACGCTGTACTGGTCTGGATGGTCCACCACACGGCTTGATTTATCGGAAGTGAAGCTGTTGATAGTCCGTTCCAGAAATTCTTTCGTGACGGTCTGCGTGCCGTTCATCTTTGCGATGATTGCCGCCCTTCTTACTGTGTAGGACAGCTTCTCATCCGTTGGGATTCCCAAGAAGGTTTCCCAGTCAGACAGGCCCCAGGTGGCCTCATTCACGTAGAACTGCTTCCAGGCGTCGATGATATCCAGCCAGATGCGCTTATGTTCGTCGCTCTGGGTGTCCAGCCAGGATTTGAAGGTGGGGTCGTTGATGAGGAACAGAGGAAGGTATTTGCTGACGTCCGGATCACTGTCCCTTAACAATTTAAAATTAGGCATTGAGCACCACCTCCACGACGGACGGGATTTGGTCGGTATCCACGCCGATGTTTGCCGTCGTCCCATTAATGGTGAGGTTATCGTAGTCTTCCACCTGGGTCGTGTTGCTGTTCTCAATGATCAGCTGTCCCACCTTCGCATAGGAGACCTTTTTCTCGGTGTACTGCTTGCTGAGGAAATACTTGTTGAGAACCTTCTTGATAGCATCGGCATCTCCCCCGCCTTTGGTGGGAGTCAAAGCGATGGTCAGTCCCAGTACGGAGGGAGCAATGACAGACACGTCAGCACCGATGGGGTGCATGGTTTCCACCTTTTCAGTCACCCTGGCCAAAAGGTCCGGGCTGGCCGGTTGGCCGTTAGAGTCGGTCACCAGCAGCTTCACCGTGCCGTTGCCGTTCCAGAGAGGGACAACCGTGATGTGTCCCACGCCTTCGACACTGGTTCCCCATTCTATGTAGTCATTCATATTGCCTGATGTAGCCGGTTGGCGCACCTTGAACAGCAGTCGTTCCCGGAGCTCATCGTCCGTTTCTTCGTCGAATCCATCGTATGTGGCTGCAGCATTGGTGGCTCTGGTGATGCCAGGGATGCTCATGGGGATGATCGTAATGGCCCCGGCTGCCACGTTGCCTTTGGCACCATACTCCACAGCTTTCACGGGAATGTCTGCCGTGCTGGTAACCTTGACGGTTTCCGTGGCCGTGAATTCCGTTCCGTCCTGGGTCTGGAACAATGCGCCCTGGGAGACAGTCCCCGTGCCGGTCACCGTCACGGTGCCGATGGCCTGGACAGCTGCCCGTCTAAAGACGCCATGTTCTTCAGCGATGTTTTCCAGGTAGTCGCCCCAGCTTGTCTGTGCGAATCCTGCCTGGTTCACCAGAGAGAGCTCTGCATATGTTTTTTCAAATTCAACACTGGTGGCATTAATGACGTCTCTGCCGAAGCTGCCTTCGATGGTACTGTTGGGGTTCATCTCAGACAGGTCCGCCGCCATGCGTTTCTGGATATCGTCCTTGCTTTGTACTTCAAACAAATTCAATCACCTCCTACCGTGATGGATGTACTGCCGTAGACGCTGGTCAGATTGACCGTCAGCGTCAGGTTTTCTCCGTCCCTGACGGTTGTCTCGATAGCGTCCACGCTCTTGATATAGGGATTAACCAGGAGCCCATCCTTGATGTACCGCTTGATTTCCGTGGCGCTGATTTCTGAGTTGGACCGGGTGCCGATGAAGCGTTCCAGTTCCACGCCGTAGTTCCCTTCTGCGTTGTAGTCGCCGTGAAGATATGCCATGTAGCGGTAGCGCTCTGTCTTCAAGGCTTTGTAGATCCAGACCTTCAAAGCTTCGTTTCCTGTGACCGTTTTCAAACGGCCATCATTATCATGGACGAAAATATCATGGGTAAAGTCCCACGCCAACTCCTGGAGCTCCGGCAGGTTTGCCGTGTAACTTTTGGCGGTCTGAGTGATAGGCCCAGCGATGAAAGGGTTCATTAAAATGCACCTCGATTCGGACGGACGATCTTGTCCAGGATGATGTATGTCTGACTTGTACCGTCTTCTGATTCACATGGCATGATGGCAACCTTGTCACCAGGCTTCAGGGTATCCGTTGTGATCCAGGATTCTGAGTAATAATGATTGACTGTGTGGGCATGGCTTGCATACTGAGCTTCACCAGATCCTCCTGCTGCGTTTTCAGTGATTGTTTTTATATTCCCTTCTGCGGATCTCTTGTATTGAGTCAGCAGGTATTCACTTATATAACATTCAGCGGCTTCCAGGATGATGCTCTTGTATCTCACCTTGATGTTGGGCGGTGGTTCCAGGATGGTCCCGATCTGGATTGTCGGGCTCTGGTTGTTTCTCCCCACGCCGTTCATGATTCCAAGGAGTTCGCTGTATGGATTTTTCTTCATGCCGCATCCTCCTTATATCCTCGACGTCTTGATGATTTTACTCGGGGTCAAGCTCCCCATTTCGTTATAGTCTGAACCATGGACGACCATATCCTGGCTGCTGCTGTTTCCGATGTAGCCGCCCTGGCCATCGTAAATGACAACATGATCATTGTCGCCATAAACAATAACGTCGCCCTTCTCCAGCTGCGATGCGTCAAAGTCGATTACTTGATCACCAGCATCGGCGCACAGCGTATCCACGTTGACAACCCCCGCTTGCTGCTCCTGTGCCAGGAACTGGCTGTAATAGCTCCCGACTTTCGTTGCTGCTTCCACACATCCTTCAGTTCCATTGTCCATGGTCGCCCCCAGCCAGGCAGCTTCCCCGGAGCTCATGCCTTCGTCGATGTTCCCGATGGTGATACCACCGCCGGAGGTGTTCCCTTCGGTCGTTATTTTCGGCTTAGCTTCCGGATCCAGGTAGCGCAGCGTCAGCTTCATCATGTGTCGGTTGTTCTCGATGGTATGGGAGTCAGAGACGATTAAAAAATTCCCCTTCAGCTGCTCTTCCTGGATTTCCACCGCATATCCTGCGATGCACTGAATATTGCCCAGTGCTTCCACTTCGCTGTGCTCGCTTACGCTTTTCAGCAAGGCTTTGGCACTGGCCTGTGTATCCTGTTTGTTGTCGACTTTATACACGCCCTGAATGGTGCCGTAGGCTTTGACGTCATTGGAGTTGGTCACAGCCCCGATCACATGTCCATCCTTGTCAGTGATTTCCACACGGTTGACCATGTCTTCGATGCTGGCACTGTGGCTTGCTGTAGTAAGGTTGGTCATATCGGTGATGGCATAGCCCTGGATGATCGTGTCAGTTCTGACGACGTTCAGCTTGTCCTGGGCATCTAGGTAGATGTGATAGCTTTTCCCGGATTTCTTCCTTCCCTGGAACAGGGCTTTCTTGATGATTTCCGTCCCAGTCATTCCATCTGCCACAAAGTCGACGGTATAGGTCAAATCATCGGCCACACGGCCCAGGGTCAGGCCAGCCTTACTAGCTACCGTGGAGAGGACGTCCTTCACAGGCGCTTTCGAGAATTTCAACGTGTATTTGGATTTTGCCAGATAAATCAGCTTATCGTAGGCAACAAATTCCATCTCGTAGGAGCTGCTTTCCCGGCTCTGCATAAAGATTTTCCCGTGGAAAAGGTCAAACTGGCCGCCAGCCGTTGGGGCGATGCAGTAGAGCATAATCTCGTCCCCCAGGTTGACTGTGGGGTTCGTCCATGCCTGGTCCTTTGTGGTATAGGCGATTTTGAAATTCAGTTTCCGGCCGGCCTGTTCCAGGTCCCCGGACCACTCATAGGAAATGATCCAGGGCGTGAGGTCCACGCCGGTGGTTACGTCGAGAAGGCTAAATGATTCTGTCATTCACCATCACCCCCGATGCGGCCACCTTGATCAGGTCGCCCGGCTTTACGCCGCCTTTCTTGCAGGCCCTCATGGCGGCTTCGATGCAGCCCACGGGAGACGTCGTGCCAGCTCTTACAGCACGCCCGATAGCCCTGCCGATATTCCCGGCCATATCCGTTCCGCTGGTTGCAGTCGTGCCGATGATGCCACCCGTGCCCACCATGGTGTCAGGGCGGGATTTAAGCCCGGTCAGTTCGTTAATTTTGTCGTTGGAAATCCCAGCGATGTACCGATATTCCCGAAAAGAGATGCTGAAATAGATATCGTAGGTTCCATCCTTATATCCGTATTTCAGTGATTCGATGAGGAATGGAAAGTCAATAGGGCTGTCTGGCACAGTCAGCTGTACTACCTGGGCAGTTGACCGCCAGTTTTCCAGCTTATAAACATAGTCTTCCTGGCTTTCCGGGTTAACATCAACGAAGCTGTAGTTCTGAGCCGGAAAGATCCCATCCAGGCTGATTTCATGGAGCCCTGTCTTCCCCGGCATGTTGTATTCACCATCATTGTTGATGGTCACCGTTCCGTTGTTCTGGGCGACGCTTGTTTCCACTGTTTCAGGCATGATTGGGAGCGTCATGGAATCTCCGTTGGCGCTCAGGATCACGGAATTGACGTTACCGGAAATCAGGCCGGAGATTAGCCCACTCCAAAATTCATTCGCCATTAGATCGCCCCCTCCATGCGGTTGATGCTGAACTGCTTCAATTTAAATACAAGTTTTTCCATGATTCGGTCGACGTCGGCATTTTCCCGGACCACGATCTGATCAGCCAGTTTTGGAATAGTGATGCTCATGCCGCCTTTTCCGCTGCCTTCCTTTCGGCCTCTCGCATATTCCTGCTTCAGACTCTCAGAGTGAGGGATGATCCGAGTGCCGGTGGGCAGGTCCATGATTTCAGGGCCTTGCTCATGGATGAAAGTTGTTCCACCAGGGAGCCCCATGGTACCGGTGGCATGCCCGCCTAGGCTGAAGCTTGGCAGATGGATGCCAGACACAGCGCTCTTGATGCTCTCCACTTTGCCCAGGATCCAATCCAGCGCCCTGTGGGCTATCGTGGAGATCCCGTCAAAAGCCCCTTCGAAGATAGCCTTCATTGTGTTCCAGCCGTTGGTCCACATCGGGATCAGAGTCCCCGTGATCCAGTCGATCATGGTGCTCAGTTTGTTCATAACGTTGGACACAACGCTGGTGACGACGGCATAGACCTGTGGGAAGTTTTCCTTGACATAGCTCACTATCTCATCCCAGTGGTTGTAGACCACTACCAGCAGCATCACCAGGGCGGTCAGTGCGAAGAAAACCGGATTGGCAGCTACGGCAGCAGCGATGCCACTCATGGCCATTCTTACGATACCAGCCAAACGGAGGAAGCCTCCGCCTACGAGACGAAGGGCGCCGGGAATGAAATGAAAGCCTTTCCCGATGATGGAAGCAGCACTCCTGATGTTACGGAACGTCCGGGGTAATCTGTTGATAAAGATGCTGAAACGCCCCACAGCGCTGATGGATTTCCCTACGCCCAGAGTGATGGCTCCGAATGCTGCCACTACCTGGATGGCATGGACTGCAAAGGCTTTCTGCCCATCACTGAGCCCGTTCCACCAGCTTGTGAAGGCTTTGACAGCCTGAGCGGTTGCCATGACCACAGGAGCGACGACTCCACGGAGATCCATGAGGGCGTTCTTCATCTGGTTCATGGCGATTTTGTTTTTCTCCGCCGGGGTCAGCATCTTGTTAAATGCCAGCTCCGTGGCTCCCATGGAGTCACCCATCGCTCTCTGTGCGTCTTTCAGCTGCCCCAGATCTTTGGTTAGGACCTTGAAAGCATTGGCCGCTTCGACTCTGCCGAACAGGTGCTGGATGGCTGTCTGATCATCGCCGACTTTCGCTTTGACCTCTTCCAGGAATTTAATCCAGCCGACTTGTCCCAGGTGTTCCGGTGTGAAGTCAATCCCCATGGCTGCAGCTGTTTTGACAGTTTGCTGACTCTGTTTGGACACAGCACTCAGGATGCCCTGGAAGCCAGTGAATGCCTCGGATGTCTGTACACCGTTTTTGGTCAAGATGGCCATGCTGGCGAACAGATCGTCTGTGCTGACTTTGGCCAGGCTGGCCGCCGTGGCCACGGACCCAATGCCCTGAGCCAGATCGCCGAAGGTGGTTTTGCCCAGGTTCTGGGTCATGAGCATCTGATCCGTAATTTTTCCTGCATTTTCAGCACTCATGCCGTAGGAGTTGAGGACTGTCGTCAGGCCGTCGATGGCGGTAGTCGTATCAGTGAAGCCAGCCTTTGCAGCAATGGCTGCCGTTCGAACGAAGTCGGTCACATGGGCGGTATCAACGGATGCGGAAATGGCCTGGTATTCAGCTTCGGCCAATTCGGTCACGCTCATGCCGGTTTCATCAGAGATCTGGCGGATCCCATTGGACAGCTGCTGAAGGCTGACCACGTTCGTATCCACCAGAGTGCTGACTTTAGCCATGCCACGTTCGAAGTCGCTGTGGAGTTTCAGCCCGGCAGCAGCAGCGGCCATGATGGGCGCCATGGCGGTGGAAACCGTCGCTCCGACCGAAGACATTGTTCCGCCGATGCTCTTTAGGTTCCTGCCGAATCGGTTGGTCATCTTCTCTGACTCTGTCAGGCTATTGCTGACTTTCTTCAGCACAGGACTGAATTGGTCATGGAGCCTGATGATAGCGTCAATGACTCGTGCCATGATCGTCCCCTCCTTTCTTCAAAGATTCGATTTCTGCGTTCCGTTCTGCGATTTCGTATGCTGCGAACGAAAAAAGGACCTGTTTCTCCCGGATTGGCATGCGTTCAACCCGGGCCGGGTCCATATTATGGAACCGGAAGAGGAAGTACATGCGCTCAACTTCCCCGTCCGTCTCTATCAGTTTTTTACAACTTCATCCGTTTCATCCTGGCTCGTGTAGCCGTTGACCTTGCTGACTTCCTGGGAAATATCGCTAATTTCACCGGCCAGGAACAACTTTTTCACCAGATCATTGGGAGAAGCTGCTCCGAATTTCTTCATCAATCCCTTATCTTTCATCGACGGGTCCTTGATGCCTTCGACGCAGGTCCGAACAGACAGGGCATAGGTGTCGATGCTTTTCAGGCCGCCTTTCTTGTCCAGGTTCACAGCACTTTCCTGGATCTCGGAATACAGCTCCGGGTCGATTGGTTGCAATTCCAATTCAAAAGGAGCCCCCAGGGCTGCGGAGAGCCTGGGGATTTCCATCTTTTTAGTCTGCTTTTCTTCAATTTTTTTTGCGTCTGCATTAAGCAGCAGTGCGAGTACGCTCATGCTTTTTCTCCTTATTCTTCGTCAATCAGGTCCAGCAGGTCGAAATCTTCAAAAGTGAAGTTCTGATCTTCTTCGCCTACCTTGCCCAGTTCCCAATTGATCAGGTCGACGGCGTCAAACATCACGCCATACAGGGCAATCCGTTCTGCGCCCAGGGCGTTGGGGTCGTCCAGTTTGCTGATCAAGGTGAATTTCACCTGCTTCCCTTCCTTGATGGCCGGGGCCAGCTTTTTTATCAGGTAGGAGCTGACTTTGTGCAGTTTGATGCTGCCTTTGGCTTCATATCCTGTGGTCTTGTATCCGTCAACCAGGTGGCGGCTGCGCTTGATGGCCGTCTTCTGAGCGGTCAGAGTGGCCTTACAGGAGATGATTTCGGCGATTTCATCGCCATCCAGCCAGAGCTGGCCATAGGAGCCATAGACGACTCGCTGAGTATCAACCTCGTGCATCTATATCCCTCCTTATTGGATGATGTTGCTGACTTCAATGTGTTCGATGGCATCCAGCATGGAGATGGTGGATTTAATGAACACATTTTCACCAATGTTGGCCTTCTTGATGGCCAGATCGGTCATGCTTTCCAGTTCGTCTCTCGTGTATTTCCCGTTTGCTTCCAGCCAGTTCTTCGTGGCCTCGATGTCGATTTCCGCCAGGTTCTGGCCGACTTCCAGGAGCCCTTCTTTTTCCAGCTCGTGGAAATAGCCGTTGATGGCGGTCACCAGGAGGCAACGGTTGTCGTAGCTGTTGGCGTATTTTCCGATGTAGGAGTCGTGGCCGGTCTGCTTGATATCGTCGTGGATCATATCCATCAGATCCACAAGCTTGATTTTCTGGTAGGAGTTAAGCTTCCCCTGGACGGTAGATACATAGGAGTTGACGCCCTTGCAGATCTTGATCTTTTCTCCATCATTAAAGAAGAACAGTTCTCCATTGCCCACCTTTTCATCCCGTTCATCGCTGGTGTAGCTGTCGCAGGCGATCAGCTCAGGAGCCGGGGCATACGTGCAGGAGATGGTCATCGGAGTACCGCAAATGATGCCCGCTACTCTGGAACAGTACTGGGCAGCAGTATAGGTCTTGCTCTTCGTCTGAAGAGAGGTGTTTGTGAAGTTCACCACGCCTTCGAAGTCAGCTGCCTCATTGGGCAGAACGGTCTTCACGGCCTTGTCCTTAACGGTGCGCATGGATTTAATCCAGGATGCCACGCTTTCCGCATTCTCTGCAGAAATGCCAGGGATTACCAGCCAATCAAAACGGACATTTTCCAGGGTTTTCAGAATGTCGGTGTAGGTGGTGTCTTTGACGGTGTAAACAAGAATCTTTCTGGGGCTGGTCTGGTAACCTTTGAGAGCCAGCTGGATTTGTTCCACGTTGTCGGCAGACAGCCCGGATTCCGGGATATCGTCAACAGAGTAGATGGTCAGCGGATCCAGCGGTTGGGTTTCTGTCAGAATCATGGCCAGGATGCCACGCTGACTGCGCTGGATGGCCGTGATGCCCCGTTCTTTAAACGTCACGATGACGCTAGGTGCTTTTTGAGCCATTTTCTCACTCCTTTAAAAGTTCAATATATTGTTCGATATTCCCAATGGTCGGGGGATCTTCTTCTTTGCCATCGACGATGTCATAAAAGGAAAAGCTGAGAGTCGCAGAGAGAATGTCTGCATCTTTCCCGTTTGTTTCCGTCGAGATGCCGTCGAAGTTGAAGACCCTGTCGCCCACCTGGAGCCCGAAAACAAAGAGTTCCCGGAGCCGCTTTCGTACCTTATACAGTTCGATAGCGGAGTTCCGGTTCTTCTGGGTAAAGTAATCAATGTGTAGTGTGCAGGACCTTTTCAGGCTCCTGCTGTACACCATTTGAGGGCTGTCAAGCTCGAAAAAACGAAGGAAGAAGCACGGCAGCCGGAAGGACCTCTGGACATCGTCCAGGTTCACGTCCACGTCCGGCCACGCCGCCTTCAGCTGAGCTCTGACGGCCTTCAGGATATCTGTGTCGTCAATCATGAGCAATCTTCCTTTGAATTTCTGCTATGAATCTGTCCATCTCCTTGCCGACTTCATCCGATGCATTGAAAGCGTCACATGCCTTTTCAAAAAAGTGCCGCCCCTGGACGAAACCGATGGTTTTTCCCTTCCGGGTGACCAGCTTGTGTCCCCGTTCCACCAGGTGATAGTGGGGCGATGTGTTCCGTAGCTGATATTCCAGGCTGTCAATAGTCAAGCCCTCGATTTCCGATTTCCAGGACTTACTGAGCTTTCGCTTGTGATCAGTCCCGGAGTCCGGAGTTTCCTCGATGGCTTTCTTTTTTAGCACGTCACCGGTCTTTTTGAGGTGCTTTTCAACCTCTTTCGGGTAATGCTGAGCAGCTTCCAGGATGTCGGTGTTTAGTTCTTCAAGGCCCTTGATCGTAAAATCAGCCATAATATCACGGCTCCCATCCATCCTGGACAGATTCCGGAGGATCGCCACGAAGCCGTTCAACGCACATCAGCTCCAGGGATTCATGCTGCATGTCCGGGTCAGAAATGTAGGTCACTAGGTAGCGATGGTCTTTATATCCCACCCAGCAGCCGTCCGTGATGCCCTTGCGATAGCGGATCACGATCTTGACGGTAGCGTCGTTCCGGTCTGTCCCATCCTCCTTGTACTGAATGCCCCGAGTAGGAGCGATCCAGGCAGAAACATTGGAGTACAGCACTCTATCCGTCTGCGTGTCAAGGTTGGTCCCTGCCGTTACCGTGGGACGATAGATGGTCACCTTTCGGTTCAGTAGCCCAGGATTGCAGATCATTCCGTCCTCACCACCTTTTCGGGGTATGCGTCAGACATCTCAATCAGGTGCAGCATGCTCGTAATGCTGTGGTTGTATTCCTGCACGTTGGATTTAGAAACCAGCGTCCGGTCAGAATACCAGTGAGACACAAGGAGCTTTGCACAGGTCAGCATTAGAGGGGCGTCTGTGCTTTCCGTCCATTCCTTCCCCGTGCTGTTCACAATGTATTCTTTTGCAGAAGCCATCAGGGATTGGATGAGAGAGTCATCGTCCGTCAGATCAGAGTCGACATGGAGATAGTTTTTAAAATCATTGAGTTCCATTTCCTTCCCTCCTCAAAAGAGGCGGGAGAGGGTTAGGCCCCCGCCTTGTTGATCAGCACCAGGCCGTTGGCGTCAACGACTTTTCCGTCATACAGGCCAATGCTCTGATAAATGCGGTTTCTGGTGGCGTTGTCGACGTAGGACACAAGGTCCATGGCATAAGCTACATTCAGGATGTATTTGATCATGTCAAAGGCAAAGGCAACAGTGTTTCCGGCTTCGGCGGTGTCCAGGGACGGCAGGAAGTCGGTGAAGACAACCGGTTTACCCAGGATCCGTGCAGCAGGAGCGCCGTCGATACCGTAGTTGACGTGGGCGATGGGCTGGCCAGCGGTATCGGTGATCCCGGCAAAATCCAGGAAGGTGGATTCGTTCATCACCAGCACAGAGCCGCTCTTGTATGCGGAAGGAATGGCCTTCAGAATGCTGATCAGGAATTTATAGTCCGGAGCTTTGGTGGTCAATTTCGCAGCAGGAGTAGCTTTGATAATGCCGGTGGGCTTGCCAGTGCCGTCGCCGGAGATGATGGCTTCTTCCAGAGCCAGAGTCATCGCCTTAGATACATCCTGTACCAGGGCCTGTTCGAAGATGGCCATGCTCTTGATTTGAGCCTGGAAGGTCAGGCCGACAGCTGCAGCCAGCTGGTAACCGGCGAATGCCACGGAAGTGGTCTTTTTCCCGTCAGCGGCAATGGTTTCCCCTTCATCCACCCATTTAGCGGTGGCTTCCAGAGTGGAGGTGGGAACGGTCATACCGGCAGGATAGTTCAGGTGACGAACCAGGGGAAGGATGTTCCCGTATTTCATCATCTTTTCCACGATTTCGTTCAGCACAGGGACAGGAATCACAGCTCCGTTGTTTGCGGTAGTCGCAACAGCCCGGAACATGGGGTCCATCTTCCCTTCCAGGACGTAGTCCATAAAGGCCTGGCGATATTCAGGCGTGCTGGCGAAGGTTTTCGCATTCACAACAGGTGCCTTTTTCGGAGCACCTACATCAGCCAGGATGTTCCCGGCATAAGCACCGTTGTCCATCTGACTTGCGATGCTGTTTCTCAGCATTTCTGCATGCTGATCTTCCTGGGCCTTCTTCAGCTCAGCGTTCAGGCCTTCCATTTCCTTCTGGATGTTCTTCAGCTGTTCGACGGTTGCAGTCTTGGAGCGTTCCAGCAGTTCAGTTTTTTTCTGGATGATTTCAGTGATAGTCATTAAGCATTCCCTCTTTCTTTTTCAGGCATTAAAAAAGCGCTGCGATCTGGATCCGCATGCGCTCTTCAATCAGATTTTGTTCAGTTTTTCTAGCTTCTTCGAAGCTTCGCTGGACGGCCGCTAGGGAGGTCGCCTCATAGGCAGGAAAGTCAACGGCAGAGACGTCAAAAAGGTTCCGCATGGTCTTGATGTGCCGCATGTGGTTGTCCAGATCATAGTCCACATCCTGGGAATATCCCCCGAAGCTCATTTTGTTGACGTCGCCTCTTTTGATCAGGGCATACAGGTCCTTCCCGGCAGTTGTAGGTGCCAGTTTTGCCCGGATTTTCAAGCCGTTCTGGTCCGGAGTCACCTGCAGCGTGCCGTTTGTGGTCCTTGCCAGGACCATGCCTTCCGGGCTGTGGTTGTACCTCAGCACCACGTTGGACAGATCTGCTGCGGAGAACGCTCCTCTTTCAATGACCTCTTTGTACTGGGTGCCGTCTTCATCGGTCCATAGGACTGTAGGAGAGTCGTAGACAGCAGCATAGCCCTCGATGACCATGTCTTCGTCAGATGGTTTGACATCAATCTGCCGGATCATCAGTTGGTCCTTGTTCATCCTTCTCACCTCCCTTCTGGGACTGGCTCATCTGATACTGGCTCACGATATCCGTGTTGGCCACGTTCAGCGTCTGGACACGGTCGTCGCCGTCAGCGATGGGCGGCAGGTTCATGATTTCCAGGCTCTGGTTTGTTGTCAGAATGCCCAGAGGACGAAGCTGCCGGATCAGTTCCACTTTGGTATCCGTGCTGGCGTAGGTCAGCCGGTTGGCGTCGAACACGATTTCATTCCCAGCGGCAATCTCATCCGGAGTGAAAAGCTTCCGTGTGAATTCCTGACTCATCTGAATGGAGAACGGTTCAATTACGGATTCGAAGAATGCACTCCAGGACGTTTCATCGTAGATTCCCTCAGCGATGGGCTTGGACACACCAAAGTAGCGATATATGTTGTCCCGGACGAATTCCAGCTGGGCCGTATCGGCTGCCTTTGGTTCACTGTCCACAGGCGTAAATTCCATGGTTCCGTCAGTGACCACCATGCCGCCCTGGGCAGGGTCCTTCAGATTTTCGTTGAGCATCTTTGCCTTGCTTTTCCACGCTTCAGTTCCCGCCTGCCCGGCGATTTTAGCGATGCCACGGATCCGCCCGGAATTTTCCACCACATTTTCAAAGCTCTGTCCCAGTTTAGTCAGCAGGGCCATATGATTCGCCAGGTTATCGTCGGTGTCAGCGAAAATTTCCCCCTGCTGGAACATGCTCCGGAGATGGATCAGATCCGTGTATGGAATGGTCCTGGTGGAATGAGTCCCGCCATAGCGGAACATTATGTAGAGGTTCCCACGATCGTCTTCCCGGGCTTCACAGCTCTGGTATTCCATAGGCCACAGGCTGATGACATTCCGCTGCCGATCCCTCTTGATGTAGGCGAAGGCGTTTTTGTTTGCCACAGCCTTTGTGGCTAGGTTATACAAGAAGCTGTAAGCATTCATGTACGGGTTCGGAGAAATGGCCAGCAGCGTTTGAAGCTGGCTGTTGTTCGCCGGTTGCTTCTTTCCCTTTTTCATCACTACATAGTTCGGGTGCAGCTTCGCCACATGAGTAGCCACCCGGTCGATGCAGGTCTTGATCAGGATGTCCTTGCTATAGTCTTCCATTGGGACGAAGAAGTTACTCCATCCGTTGATCATCTGGAATGTAGTGGTCTTTGGCTCTTTTGTCCCACCGAATACAGCGTCGAAGGCGCTTCTCAGGATTCCTTTCATAATTTCACCTCCTTCCTAGATTTCATCTTTGTGGTCAAGATACACACAAAACGCATCCAGCAGGCTGCTGTAGCCATCGATGCGTTTCCTTAAATTTCTGTTTTTATACGGTTTGACGTTGCCCTGTGTGTCTGTGACCGCTTCTGTATTGAGCAAGCACCACAGGAGCACCGGGTTGTAGTTGTACACGATTTTCCGCTTTTTGAGCCATGCCTTGGACAGGTACATCTGGGACGAAAGGCCCTTGAAGTTCTGCTGGACTTTTTCTGTTAGATCCTTCCCGAAGTTTTCTTCCAGGTCTTTCGTCAGGTACTGAGCATTGTAGGCATCGTAGCCTATTTTGTAGGCGTATACATTGTGCTCTGCCTGAAGTTCCTGGAACCAGTTAACGACGTCTTTTTGGTCAATCACATTCCCTGGGCAGGTTCTCACCCATCCGTTGCGGATCCAAACGTCGTAGGGCACTTTATCCTTTTCGATATGCTCCTGAAGGGTATCTTCGGGAATCCAATACATCTGATGAACCATCAGCTTGGGCTCATCCGTCTCTGGATCATTCACTGGAAAGGCAGCGGTCGCACATGTGAGGTCAGTGGTCTCGGACAGGTCGACACCGCCAAAGAAATACATGCCTGAGAGATCATCCAGGTTGAAGGTTTCTTTATTCTCCACATCTTCCAGGTTAAAGAAGGTATCCCGGGCATTTTCCCGGAAGTTGAACTGCTTCACCAGCAGGTCCCTCATGGTCTTTTCATCCAGGGTGGCCCGGTTGAATTCCCGCTCCAGCTGCTCCGGATTCTTGCTGACGCCCAGGTTCGGGTTGGCTTTGATCCAGTTGGACGGATCCACGACTTCTTCTTTGGAGTCCAGCTCGTAGATAATCGGGAGGGTTGACTCGTCGACATATCTGCCGGTGCTGTAGCCGTCGATGATGCTCATGTATTCACTGTATTTGGTGTCGAAAAGGCTGTCTTGCTCGTAGTAGCCGCCGGTTGACATGATCACGGTTAATGGCTGGCTCCGTGCGTAGGTGCCGCCCTTCAAAACGTCGTACATGTTCCGGTCCTTGATGGCATGAAGTTCATCCAGGAACATCCCAGAGACGTTCAACCCATCCAGGGAGCCGGAGTTCTTTGACAGAGGGACGAATTTCCCACCGTTTTCCTTGCATTCAATCAGGTTGACCTTGGGCCGGAGGTATTTTTTTAAGCTGGCGTCATGGTTTATCATCGAGATGGCGTATTCCCAGACCACTTTCGCCTGGGATCTGTCCGTCGCTGCCGTATAAATTTCCGGTCCATCTTCGCCGTCAGCCAGTAAAAGATAAAGGGCCATAGCTGCGCCCAGGATTGATTTTGCGTTCTTTCGACCGATAAAAAGAAAAACCTCTCGGTATTGCCGGAGGTTCTGGTCATCGACGAAGCCGAACGTCGCTTCCACCAGAGCTTTTTGCCACAGTTCCAGTTTAAATCGAGGTGTCCCCCGCATCTTTGGAATGCAGCAGAAAGTCTCGATGAATGTCACCGCTCTGTCAGCTGCCTTTTGGTCAAAATGGTATTTTCCAGGATTCTTGATGTTCTTCGTCAAATGTTGATAGACTGCTCTTAACTTTTTACAGGCCTTGATCTTTCCTGACTGGAGCACATCATTATATTCCTCAATTGCGGATGTCATTTATTCAGGAAAGCTTTCAGCTCATCTGCTCCTTCCTGGTTCGGAGCGATATCTTCCAGCTTCTTCAGTGTGGCTAGGAGGCCATCCATGGACAGTTTGTATGCTTTGAGTGATGCCGCTGCCATCGTGCCGGATTGATTCCGTCCGTTCTTGTAGGTATCGACATACCCTTCTTTCTGGATGATGTGCTCCAGCTCATCCAGAGATGCCAGGAAAAACGCTGCTCTTTTGATGAGGAGCATCGCTTCCGCTTGTCTGGGGGATCCGTTGAAGATTTTCTTCAGCTGGTTAATGTACCGGGTTTGGGCTCCTCGCCTTGTTTTTTCGTCAGCCATCCATTTCGCCTCCTTTTACATTGATCACACCCCCTCTGGAAACAGCCTGTATCGCACGCAAGAGTGGGGGCGGGTCGTTTTGCCCCCGCCGAAAAAGCTACCCCCGGGGGGTGGGTCAGCGCCGCCGTTCCTTTTCCCGAACAGCCACCACGTGTCCCTCGCTGTCGTACCTGTAGGTCCTGCTGCTGGCTCCCTGCTCGAAGCGATGGTGCAGCCGGTTGTGGCAGTCGTTGCACAGCAGCATCAGATTGCGTGGGTTAAGGCTGATGCTGGGGTTGTTGATGTTTTCCGGCGTCAACTCAATGATGTGGTGCACCTGATGTGCTCCAGGTCTTCCGCATTTATCGCAGATGAAATGTTTCTTTTCTCTGATCAGCCTGGCTAAATCCTTCCAGGCTTTTGAATCATAAAACCGTTTTGCAAAATCTCTTGCCATTTTCTTTTCCCAAAAAATCCTTTCTAAAAAATCCCTCCACGAAAAAAGCCCCCGCAAATGCGAGGGCCGTTTCCGGTACGTTGTTTCGTCTTAGAAAGGAGGTGAACATCATGAGAAACAGGGACGAGGGTCGTTTTATCTCTCAATTCCACAGCTTAATGATATCACGAGAGACTACTACGATTCACTACGCACTTTTTCTCTCTCATCAAAAATCCTATCAAAGACATTGAGTCCTTTTTTGTGGAGCAGATAAGTCTGGCTCTCTTCATAGCCAATTCGCCGCGCGATGAAGCTCCACGACCGCATATTGATATAGCGCTCCTCCAGGATAGCTTGATAGCGCCCATCCTTGATTTCGAAGATGATAGAAAGTGCCATTCTCTTTTTCTTTATCAGCGAATCCCACCTATCATTAGCCTCATCGATCAAGGACTGGATCATGCCGATTCGGTCTGCGATATCTGACGGCACGCCGCCATCGACTCGGTTCTCGGAGTAATTGATTGTCTTAACGCGGTAGAGGTTATTTCTCAGCTCAACAATCCGATCTTCCAAGGGCTTGAGCGCGAAGTTGTCTTCTCTCAAACTTTTTAAAAAATCCCGTCCTGTCATTAGTCGAGAGCCTTAATCAAGAGTTCCATCTGTTCAATCACGGACTTCCACGTATTGCGCTGTCTTTTTAATGACTTTTGAAACTCTTTGAGCCCGTACCGCACGTCTTCGCTGCAGTCAATCTTTCCCGGCTTTGGCACGCTGTGCGCTTGGATGGCCATGGAATAAATCTCCATGAGAACTTCCTCGATTTCTCCCCCCATATCGTTCAATGCAGCCGCCAGTCCTTGACAATATTCATAACATTCTTTTTGATTCATTGTTTATTCCTCCTAATTCTGCTTGCCAGCGATTCTATTAACCTCTGCCCGTCATCTAGCACCCCTTACTTCTTCAGGCTCTTTTACTTCTTTTTGTTCAAATTGCAGCACGGTCTGCGCCCGCTTGCCCTGGATATATGCCCCAACCTCTCTCCAGAGATCATCGACCGCATCGCACAGGCCCATGGTAGGCGTGATATTTTTCAAGATCAATTCCCTATCATAAGGCAAGACCTCGTCATGTGGCCATATGGACATTTTAGCCCCGTAAATCCATTCCTTCTTCTTCAGCGTCCTGGAGATTTGGTCAAGCCCTAATGTCACATCTTCCCATTCAGGGACCATCGCCACGAGTTCACCGCGAACGGCGTCCCAAGCTTTCTCCAGATCCGGATGCGGAGCCTGGGAATATTTAATGCTGCATTCATCAACGTGATTGTCTTTATTTCGACGGGTAAACAATACGCAGAGAAACCCCGCCTTGCGCTCAACCTTGGAAATATCGGAAATGTTCATCTTTCATCCTCCTCGGTTTCTTCTTGGATTTTCTTCACCGCATCTTTCAGGATTTCATTCGCCTCATCCATCGTTTCGCAGGTCGCCAGGCTGATGGCATCATCCGAGTTGCGAATCTTGGCTAAAACAAAAAATCTGTTTTGTCCTGCTGGCAATGTGGCTGCCCTAATATAGACAGCGACCACATCCTGCATCCTAACAGCTGCATCTTCGCCAATTAAAAAATCCATCGTTCACCCCTCCTAAAACAGCGGTCTGACTCTTGTGAGCCACGGTTTGACATCATCAACAGATCTTGCCAAGATGTAGGTCCCGCCGTGCGCTTCGCATTCTCGCTGAAATTCCACCTGCCACGGCGACTGTTTGCCCGTGGCTGTTTTGATCTCCACATACAGCGTTTTGCCGTCTTTGAGTGCTGTTAGGTCAGGGAATCCTCTTCTGCATCCAAGCCCCTGCTGGTGCCTGGTCACATCGTAGCCGTCAATCACCAGGGCATTTCTAACCGCCTGCAAGATGACTGATTCAGGCTGCTTTTTCGTTGTGATTCTCACTCTTCATGCCTTCTTTCGTCAAAACGGAAATTCTTCTTCGAAATAATTCTGCTGCTCAATTTTCGGTGCCGGCGGTTTCGCAGGCTGACTGACAGGCCCGCCGCCAGCCCCAAAGGCATCCATGGGACCGGATGGAGCGCTGCTTCCTTTTGGCTCTACAAATTCAAGGTGATCCGCGATGACCTCCGTGACCCAGTGCTTTTGACCGTCCTTCCCGTCGTAGGATCTAATCTGGAGTCGTCCTTCGACGAGGGCGCGCTGGCCTTTATGGAGATAATTCCCAGCTACCTCTGCCGTCTTATTCCAGGTCACGATGTTGATGAAGTCCGCTTCTTTGTCTTTTCCCCTCGAAAATGGCCGGTCAACGGCCAAGGTAAAAGTGGTGCAGAGCTTGTCGTTCGCTGTCATTCTCGCTTCTGGCTCTCTTGTGAGCCTGCCCAGTAAGATGGTTTTATTCATGGTTGAGCTCCTTCCTTATGCAGCAAGAAAATCAGGGCTTTTAGTGACAGCCTGCTGATAAACAAGTTAAGCAAATCGGTGTTATTCATTGCTCCCATCAGTTTAAATGCCTTAATCCATTGCTTTCTTCTTATCCGTTTGATTTTATTCATGGCTGAGCCCCTCCCATCCTTTGATTTTCGCCCTGGACGAAGATGCCGTAAGGTGACACCATTTCATAAATTCTGCTGCCCAGAGCTTCGTCAACTGCAATAATATCTAGTACCTTGTATTCACTACTGAAAATTGTCGTCAAATGATTTAAATATCGGGCATTGATGATATCGAAAATAACTTGGAGATCTTCACGCTCAACATCAATCAGCCGCCCTTTCTTAATGTTCCCACTCATTTTGAAAAGATCATCAATGTAGAGGTTCGGACACGTCTTCCACTTTTCCATGGCAGCATTGTAATCGTCGGTAAAGCTCCTTGCCGCCTTGACGAGATTCGGCATTTCCGCTCGATATGAAAAATAATAATGCGGTTCTTTAAATCTCCTTGTTAATTCTTGGCAAACAGCAATGCAAAGATGAGTCTTACCCATTCCAGATTTCCCAAAAACACCAAATCCAGGCCCGCCTTTTACATGGTTGTCCAAAAACCGCCTAGCCGTCGCTTTCATTTTTGCTGCCATCTCACTTCTCATTTCTTCGAAGCTGTCAAGCGTATAGCGCTCGTAATCTTGCGGATTTACGCCAGACTGCTTCAATCTTCTTGCTACCTGGCGCCTTTCCCAGCATTCTGGACAATGTCCCATTGACTCACGGTCACCGTGCTTTTCTAGCACCCATCCGCTACTATTGCAGAGATCGCACTTGATGCCGTCTTCAGGTTCTGGCTCCCGTGATTCCATCGGCGGCCTATCCTGCATCTTTTTCTTTATTCGCTCAAACATTTGCTCAATATAGGCGTCCATTTTTCCTCCTTTAAAACGTTACGTTGCGAAATTCTGCTGGGATTTTTGGGGCATCATCCGAGATAGCCTCTGCTTCGTCGTATCCATCTGTCTCCCACCTTTTTAAGATACCGTTGATATAGTTAATGGTTCTCTTTCCTCGCAAAACCGCTCTATCAATAGCTTGCTCCACTCTTTCCTGCCCATAGTCATCGACGAGAGCCTCCAACAGCTCAAGCTCGGTCGTATTATGCAGCGGATGAATTTTGTTTTGATAGTAGGAAACAACCATTTTTTTGCCGGTCGTGCTGCCTGCGTCTTTAATAGTCTTAATAAGTCTTGGTCTAGGTATGTACCCATTTAGTTGTTCATTTTGAACAGCTTGTTGTTCATTTTGAACAGCTTGTTGTTCATTTAGTTGTTCATTTTGAACAGCAAAATTATTTTGTTGTTCATTTTGATTAACAAAGATGCTGGCAACTGGTACTATTTGATATATCGCGGATTGACATCCGGAACGATGTCTTATTTTTATTAATCCTGCCTTGACCAGTCTTTCGCGAGCCCTCTGAATTGTTGATGTCCCAAGGTGAGTATCCGCTTTCAGCTGGGATAAAGCTAAGTTAAATTGAAGCTTCCACCCCGTCTTGTTACAAAAATGCATCAGCGAATACCACAGGAGGATAGCCGACGCCGGGAGCTCGTTGACTTGAAGCCAATTATGAAAGGCATTGATTTGATCGATATAGTTGATTGTAAGCCGTCCTTTGCTCATGGCGTCTGCGCTCCTTATCCTTCGATGTATACCGGAACTCCGATTGCCGTTTCGATGCGGTCCTGAAATTCCCTTATGTCGGAATTTTGTCGCGACAAATGGATGAGGTGGATTTCTTTGAGGTCTAGGAAAAGACAATCCTCCTCGCATTGCCGTAGCCAGGCCTCAAGCGTCTCGATGCTCATATGAGTCCGCATGACTCGGCGTCGCCTCGGTCCAACGTCGCCGTTTTGGATGAAGTTTTCATCCATGATTTTTGAATCATAATTGGCTTCAATCATGATTTTGGTAAGGCCGGTAAAAGCCCGTGGCATATATTGCGTATCCGTGGCGAAAAGCAAGGTATCGACGCTATCCTTGATGACAAACATCAGCGGCTCTGCTGCATCATGGACGGCTGGGAACGCCATAATCGTAAAGGCTCCTGCACGGACAACGTGCTTAATCCCGTCCTCATCGTTAGAATGAAGAGGATACGCCGATAAGGCATCTCCGCATCCAATGGCTGCAAGGGTCCCGCCGCTTGCAAAAACCGGAATCATCCGGCTTAAAAGGTGAATCGCTGCCCTAGCATGGTCCATATGCTCATGGCTAATCACGCAGCCCTGGAGCCTCGAAAAATCCCATTTCATGCCCATGGCAATGCGCTTCCAGGGGATGCCACATTCCAGCAGCAGCTGGTCCCCGTTCGGCGCCGTCAGGACATAGCAGTTCCCACTGCTTCCGGTTGCAATCGTCTTAATCTCCATCAGAAATCCATCTCCATAATTTCCTGCGCAGGGTCTGCAGCTGGCTGGCTTACAGTAACCTTTTCAGGCTCTTTAGGCATGGTCATGTGCACAGGCATGTCCACAGTTGTGGATTCAGGGAGTGCTGTGACAGGCTCCGAGAGGTCCACCACTTCCGCTGCTTTTTGCGCCTCAATGATTCCAGCCTGGATGTCTTCATCGCCTTGGGCTTGGTCAATGAGCTGAGACGCACGGTAAGTACTATCAATCTTGGAGGGGTCTTTGGGGACGGCCTTGGCTGCAGCAATATAGAGCGTCTTCATGGCCATCTCTTCGTACCAGTTATTCCAAATGGCTTTAGCCGCAGCCGCATTCTTTCGCTTATCAATGTCCGCCTTGGACATGACGACCAATTTGTTCTGGAGTTGATTTTCATAAGTGATATAGGCAAATCCACCGACCAGCTTGCCCCTGGCGACAAAAACATTTTTAGGAGGATTAAATTCAAAGGTGTCAAAGGGATGATTCGCATCCTTGAAATGAGGCGTGAATTGTTCATTTTCGTAGACAAGATGAGCATCAATGTCAACGATTTTCCCAACAGCATATTTCGTGGCCTCGAAGATGCGGCCCTTGTAGCCCTTCTGGACGGAGAACCGGTATTTTCCTCCCGCCTTCCCGTCCTTTCTGGCGACGGGGTAGAGCATGGCTTCAGAGCGCATGTCAAAGCCGATTTGAGCGCAAACCATAAGGTCTTGGGCCAGCTTATAGTCGACAATGACATCTTTCCAGGCGATTCCGTTGTCCGTCAAAAATTTGTCCATTTGAATAAAATAGCCCTGGATGAGGTCTTTCTGCTCGTCGGTCACTGGGAAAGCGATTTCGGAGAGCATTTTCTTCACAAAGTTGTCCGACACATTAGTAGTCAATGCTTTAGTCATTTCAATTCTCCTTTTCTACTCTCAAAGTCGTATCATTTTCGCTTACTACGAGTCTAATCATCTGACTCGGCATGTCGACGAGCTTCACGACGGCCTCGGCATTGTCGATAAAAATAGGCGCTGTTACATGATATTGAGCCGCCAGTGCCCTGATGATTTCCAAGCCAACGTTAATCCTTGCGCCCGTGTTAAGGTCCTTGTATGGGACGCCGTGATAGCTCGTCTCGCAGCACTCTTCGATGCCTTCATTCGTAACGTTTGGCTTAAACATGATAAAGTTCACGTTTGGGATTTTTTCTTCCAATTTCGTGCTTAAGCGGTCCGTTTTTTCGCGCACGAACGTTTCGCAGAGATAAAGCTGTCGCTCCAGATTAATCAGATGCTCGGAAAGGGCCTTTTCTTCCTTTAGCAGCTCGCCAATGCGTGCATTAAGCTGATTGTTGCGGTCAGCTGCAGTGATGATGGTCTTGGCTGCATCAAGCTTGGCAGTGAGCTTTTCGATTTCCTGGTCATATTGAGTCAGGGTAGGATCTTCCTGCGGCTGGTCCATGTGAGCCTTGAGGTCCATGGCCTGCTGGATGAGGCGGACCTCTTCTTCCGTCGGTGGTGCGACTTTAAGGAGCTTGGCCCGAGTGGCAAATTCATCCCTAAAATCTCGCCGAATAACCAGGTCCTCATCTGCCGCCTTGGACTTCATTTCAAGGTCTGTCAGTTCTTTTTGCTTGGCTTCCAGGTCAGCCTTTTTGGCCTTTCCTTCTTCGCGAATTTTCTTCAGCAATTCTGCTTTTTGCCGTTTAAAATCCGCTTCATCCTCCTCCATGGCCGCCTTAGCTTTTTCAATGCTTTCTGGCGGCAGACTTTGGCCACAGGTGGGACAAATCGTGTCGATAGGCATCTTAGTGTGGACACTAGAAAAAACCTCTCTAAAACGATTTCTGAGGGCTTCCAAGCCCTCATTGATGCGGGCAATTTCATTTCGGAAGGCAGCATGCTGCGCCCGAAGGCCATCACAAATTTCCTTTTGCTCTGATGCCGATTTCTGCGCTTCCATTTCCTTATTCATCAAATCCCGCATCCGCTCTTGATAAGCTGTTTCCCTAGCTGATTTCATGGCCACAATCTTCGCCTTAATCGTTGCCAGTTCTTCCTGGGCCTTGACCTTCTGGTCCATGGAGGACTTGGCGATCTTTTCCTGCCGCAGGGCCTCGATTTTTTCAGGGATCGTCTTGATGTCAATCCTGGCGTCGTCGACGGCTGCAAGATTAATATCGACCAGTCCCTTACGACATTCGTCGATGCGGGGACCGATTTCGTCCTTTTCCTTGTTCGTGGCTCTAATCGCGGCCCTGACACCTTTTTTCGTGGTTTCCATATCCCTGCCTACAGCAAGGTCGAGGACCTCTTCCAGGTCCGCATTGTCCTTGACGATTTCTTCGGTGGTCACATCTCCGCAGAGCTGCATCAGGAGCTGCCGACGCTCCTGCCAGCTGAGGCGCTCATTAAAGTAAAGTGGATCCGTGATGAGCTTAAAAATCTTTTCGTCGATGAGGCCGTTAATGGCCTTGGCATATTCGCCCGCGCTAATGGGCGTCGCGGCCCCGACTGGGCCATAGGCATATTCAGTCGTATTTCCAACCATGACAGCTTCAGCGGCGCCCCGCTGCTTGCGCCATTTTTCCTTGTATGTCCTCGTCAGCTCAATCTGCCGTCCATCGTGCTCAATCACGGCGGTTACTTGGTGATCAATGCGGGGGATGACCTCCCCCTTCTCGTCCAAGGTCTTGATTCCAAAGTCCTTCTCGTCGTGGCTGTTCTTCCCGAAAAGAAGCCAGGTAAAGGCATCAAAAAGGGTTGATTTTCCGCATCCATTGCTGCCGTAGACATCGACATTTTGGCCGGTGGCATCGAGGGTAAAGGCCTTGATGCCCTTGAAATTTTCGAGAGTCAAGCTAATCAGGTTCATTGTTCGTCCTCCTTTGGGATCAGCGCTTCTCGGGTAACAAGGTCGCAGATATGCTCCTTGACTGCCTTAGAATAAGCTGGCATGATTTCGTCTTCAAAAAATCGCGCTTCAGCAACAAGGTGCTGCCAGGCTAACTCCACATATTCCTTCCTCATTTTTCCTCCTCATCCGGCAGCTCCTCAGCATCGATGATCCGATAGAGCCAGTAGACATACTCAGGAGTCTCCTCTTCGTTAATTTCTGCCAAACGCAGAGCAGTACAAAGGTTTGTCAGTGTTACATTTTTAAAAAGTTGGAACATAAACGCGCGGAATTTCTTTGGTCTTTTCATTTCTGTCATCTCCCATGGTATAATGGGGTGAACCTTGTCCAAAGTGTTCACCCGAGGTCTTTGCGTTGCAGCGCAGAGGCCTCATTCTTTTTTTAGCTTTTCAATCATTTTGGTAAGCCGCCTCGTCGCGGACCTGAGCTTTGTGAGCTGGCTGATTAGCTCCAGCCTTGCTTTTTCTCGCTTTGCCGCTCTTTGCTTGCGTCGCTTTTCTGCACGCCGCTGATTACGTTCGATCTTTCGCTTGATTTTGCAGTCGTTGCAATAAATGCGTCCGCGCGGAATCTCTGCTCCGCACTGCTTGCAATGCCTAGCTGGCTTCGACGGGATGGTAAATTGTGGCGGGTCATCAACGAGTTTCAGCGACTTGGCCACGGCAATCGGCTTTCGATGCCAGATGGTGATGGCGTCAATCGGCTCCTTGGCGGGCGTGGAGAACCATCTTTTGAACTCTAGCCCATGAAAATAGCTGATGGCGGCTCTGTCTTTTGAGTCCTTTTCAAGGGCCTTGAGGTGGTCCAAGGCAATGATCCTAGCCGTGAGGACCAGCTCCTGCCACTCATTCCAGGGCATTTCCATCTTTGACCTTCTTAGCTACAATCGCCCGCAGCCGCTGCAAGCACTCGATAGCTTTTTCGATGTCTTGGAGCCCGTTTTTCTTTGGATAGCGGTAAAGATACTTAATAGCGCATCCAAGCCAGTAGGCTTCGGCCCCTTCAGCCCCTCTCGTCATCTCTGCTACGATGTCAGCCGCCTCCATGCCTCCGCGCCAGGAATAGTGACTAGGATGGTGGACGGGGTCTGATTTCACGTTCGATTTTTTCGCCGGCTTTACATCCCCAATCGCAATCGCCATATTAAGATCATCCGGATCCATCTTGATAATGACCTTGTCAGCGGCAAAAATCATGGCGAAGGGCTTTTTGAGTTCGTTAAAATTCTCTTGGTTAAGCCTGATTTTGAGCGTCCCTAGCGAGGAGGCCCCCCATCCGATGATTTCTTTTTTGTAATCCATCACAGTCCAGCTGGTCATTTAGCTCCCTCCTTCATCATTTTGTATTTCTCCATAAGCTCTTCAGCCGAAATCCAATCGCTAGCCGCTTCCAAGCAAAGGTCTCTTGTCAGCATCTCATTGATAGCATCCAGGACAACCTCGGATACGCTCAAATCATCAGGCCTGACGATATAACCTTCCTTGGCTGCGTGCTCAACAATCTGCCACAGTCCAGACTCAAGGATGTAGGTCGGGATGGCCATCGGTTTCTTATGAGCCACCATCAGCGCGTAAGCCTTTCCGATTTTATCGAGGGGACTAAATTCGTACTCAACCTTGGCAATGGCTTCTTCAAGGGTCTTCCCTTCGCCGATTGGGAAAGAGGTCTTTCCCTCGCAGATTTTCCACATCTTTCTCATCTCCTTAAAGTGCCCTGCGCATCAAAAGCACGAGGCAAACGCCTAAAATAATTAAGAACCACAGTGATTCTTGCAACGATTTCACCTCATTTTTCTAAAATCTTGAGTAAAATTTCTAAAATCATTTCACTGTTCTTGTCAAAACACGTCGTTTAAAGCTCTTTCCTTTATTACTTGTTCCATAAATGGGCAGTTTTTCTTGCGCCCTTTAATGTTCTGTACAATCGGCTCATCGGGAAGCAACGTGCAGGTTCGGTAGTTTCGGATTTTTGCACCGCCCCGACTTCGGACCTTGCCAGCGAAATGGCAGGCTTTGCAGGTTGGTTGCGCCCATCCGATTTCAACTTTGGGGCATAGACCCAATCCACCTTGACTCCATGGGATTCTTTCGGGGGTGTCTTGCTTCGGGCATTTAGCAGCAAAAGGGCATACGCTGCAGTCAGTATCAATCATCATCTTCCACCCTTTCTCACTCTCACTTTAATCCTTTGCCCTGGCTGCAATGCCCCTGGCTCTTTGATTCCGTTGTCCTCGCGGACCCTCTCAATGATGGTCTGGATGTCCTCGTAGCCGCTGTACCTCTCGCATAGGCTCCAAAGGCTGTCGCCGCTGTGGACGACGTGTTCGAAGGTGAGGTAATCCGTTGGCTCGGGTTTGATTCGTTCTCTCCAAATGGCTCCCGCTGTGAGCAGGACCGCAGTGATAAGTGCCGTGGCAATGATGGCGACTTTCCTTCTTATTCTCATTGTTTACCCTCCCTTTAGTCCATCTAAGATTGTCGAGGCCGCTCCTCGGAGTAGCGCTTCCAGCGCCTTAATCCTGGCGTCCTTACGGTCCAACTCCCTCTGCAGCTCTTTCATGCGCTACGGCGTGTAAAAGTAAGTATTGACGCCTACAATGTCCATCACATCCTTGGCAGCAAAGCGGACGCCTGGGAGCTTGGTAAGCTGTGGCAGTGTGCCACGGTCCCTAAGGTTGTAGATGGTGGAGAGCGATACATTAAGGACCTCGGCGGCTTCCTGTGCTGTCATGACCTGCGGGACAAGCCTAGGTGTCGGTGGATCCGTGCCGCGGGAAAATTCTGCTTTCATAGGGATTACCTCCTTGTATCGGTCAGGAATTTATTGACAAAATACTGCTGCCCCTTCCCCGTGATTTTCGGCGTCTTGGTGATGATGTTGACGCCTGATCCATTCACATAGGACCCCTCTTTGATCTCAAAGAGTCCAAGTTCCATGGCCCGCTGGGTCGGCATATTGTAATCCGTCCCTTTGCGGCGAATCAGATAGCCGTTCTCCCTTAACCAGTCGAAGAATCTCTTTTGCCCGATTTCAACACCATTGCCACGGAGGATCTTCGCCATCTCGCCTACAAGGATGCTAGTATGACTAGCTGAAACCGCATCGGCGAAAATGGTCTTCGGTCGGTCCATTTCAATTTGCTTTTCTGCAGCAAGTCGCTTTTCTTTCTCTTCCTTCAGCTGAGTTGCCAGCTGAATCAAGAAGTCGGGGCTGGTCAATGCCTTTTCAAGGGTATCCTCGGTCATATAGGCACCGTGTTTCCGGATAGCGGGGATGACTTCGTGGGTGATCCACCGCTTGAACTCTTTGGCTGACGGCAACTTACTGGATAGAACCAGGCTGTAGAGTCCTGATTCATTGATGATGATTGCTTTGCTTTTGTAATTTGAACCACTCCCCTGAATCAGGGTACTGGTTTTGTCTTCTTCATCCACATGGTTTGCAATGGCATTTTCAGGCTTTGCATACCCGAGTATTTCAGCAACGTCCTTGCCAACAAACCAAGGCTCATTGTTGATAGCCAGTGTTCTGATGCGGCCGAAACTTTTATTTTGAAAAATTTCTAGTTTTTTCATTTAAAAATGCTCCTCATTTTGCTCACTTTAAGTGAGATTTTGAGTCAAAAAAAAGTCAGACGATATGCCAAAGTGCTTTATCAGCAGTACTTTTATGGCATCTCTGGGCATTCGTTCGCCCTGCTCGTACATGTAAATAGTTGACTCGCTGACTCCTATTTTCTTGCCTAAATCACTCACGGACTCTCCACGCTGTTCCCGTAACTCGCGGAGCTTTTTCCCAATGGTTTTACGGTCAATAGACACCATACTTCTCACCTCCGTTCTCACTTTTAGTGTAATTATATCACTTTAAGTATATATGTCAACACTGTACTGTGAAATCCTTCTTGAATTTATTACACGAAAAGTGTAGTATTAAGATGTGGAAACGAAAGGGGATGAAGAAATGCCTGAGTTCAAAGATAGATTAAAGCAAATGAGACAGTCTGCTGGTTTAACACAAAGTGAGTTAGCAGAAAAATTGAGAGTATCTACCAGTACAGTCTCTATGTATGAAGTCGGTAGCAGAAAACCCAGCTTTGAGATTTTAGAGCAGCTTGCAGACTTTTTTAACGTAGATACAGACTATCTAATGGGAAAGGCTTCTCGAAGCGTTTACTACCTGGATCCAGAAACCGCCAAACTAGCACAAGAACTGAAAGATAATCCTGGTCAGCGCACCCTGTTCGATGCCTCGAAAGACCTGTCTCCTGATGACATCAAGGTCGTCATGACCGTCATCAACGGCCTGAAAAAGAAGGAAGGTTCGCCGCAATGATCATCGTCACCTATCAGGATCTGCCACCCAGCGTTCCGGCAGTCGTCCAGCAGAATCCGGACGACTCCTATACAATCATCATCAATGACAATTTATCCGATGAGAAGAAAAGACTGGCCATGAAGCACGAACTCAACCACATCGTAGGGGATGATTTGTTTGGCTATGTCACAACAAACAGTTGATAAATAGCCATTTTTATAGGGGAGTATC